GATTCGATTCGACGGCGAGCGGAATATGTGTATTTCGGGTAAGAGCCTTTCTTGTTCAGGCTCTTGGGGTTCGCCTCGATTTCGGCGATCTTGGCGACACATTCTGGCGTCGTCATCGGTAAAACCTCATTAGGATTGCCGGGCAAGCCGGCGGGGGTGGGGATTACCAAGTAAATCCGAGTGATTCGACCGCTTGCCGGAATTCGGCCATCAGAGCGGGTAAACGGGCCTGTAGGCGTTCTTTCAGTCCCGGAGCGGTTAATTCCTCATCCGTCGCATCGGGCCACACAGCCGAACTACGGGCGTGGTCGAGATTGCGGACTTTGGCCGATTTCTCATCCCATACGACGCGATAGCCTTGCTCTCCTTCGGCCCGTTTCGCCTCGTCCGCTTTGAGATAGCCGATAATCCGTTCTTCCGGCTCTCCGATTCTCAGCGGGTCGCTCTCGCCTGTGAAATACACCCAAGCGTACTTCGGCCCGTGTTCGAGGGCGTGATAGATCGAGTTCGCGCCGTAGTGCATCGGCTCGTTCGTGCTGACGAGGTGCCACTTGATGAACGGGGCCAGTTCGGGAATCGCCGTTGCGATCTCATCGTGAAGGCGTCCCCAAGCCTGTTCGCGTCCGCTCTGGGTTATCACTCCCGTAATGGCGAACGTGTTGCGACCGTTTCCGCATTCGTCATCGAATCGAACCGTCGCCTTAATGCAGGCCGGTTCGCCGTTCCATTTGAAAGACTTCGGCCCGAACGTCTTAGACTGCTTTCGCGTCAACGTGCTAGGCCGTTCTTCGGTCATCGTGGCCATTTCATACCCCTGGGTTAGATTCCCGCGATAGTGCGGACACGGACCCCGGAACATGCCGGAGGCCGCATACGGACTACTCGCCTAGTGCTTTGCGGATTGCGGCGCGGGCGATTCCCAATTCGGGATTTTCAGCGCCGCCGGTTTCGAGTTCGGCCAACAAATCTTCACACTTAACCAGTGCTGCCAATAGATCAGGCGCGGCAGCTATGAGACGGGCATTGGCTTCCATTTCTTCCGCCGAAGTGTTTTCCCATTTAGCGGCGGACAGTTCGCAGACTCCCCGGCTAATGTCGCGGTTGCGAACGTGCAAAGTACGCGGATTGATTCGCGTTAATTCGTGATAATCCCACGGTCCCGGAGTGTGAGCGGCCATCATTTCCCCCTGTTAGAGATTCCGCAAATAGTGCGGCCAATACTCCCCGCAAGCGGCTTGTGGGGGAGAGTCAGTTGCACTACTTCAATTGGCGACGGACTTCGGCGATTTCGGCCTGCGTGTCCCGAATATGCCGCGCGTCCGTATGATCGGTTCCGTGACAATCACAGTGTTCGTAAATCTCACGCAGGTAGTTTTTCAGCGTGTCGAGCCGACAGAGCAATTCTGTTTTGCGTTCGGTTGTCATCGGTTCCCTTTCGGTTAAATGGTGGGGGAGAGTCGGCCTAACTAGCTGAACAGTGGCCGAAGTTCTGGAACGAGAACGCGATTGCACCATTCACGGACGAACCGATTCCCGTTCCCATTGCGGCAATGATCTAGGATTTCTTCGGTTATCTGTTCCAGTTTCGCCCGCTCGGCGCGGGACCATTGCGGCCACTGCTGAACTACTCGGATTACCTTTTCTGTGGCGGACATTGGCATGATCCTTTTGAGTTTGGGGGAGAGTCGGACGGACTACGCCAGTTTGACCCAATTACCGCGTTGTACGTCCAATTTGAGGCCCAAACGACGGGCAATACCGTGATTCCCCCGCGTAGGGGTGAAATGGCCCGCAAAGGCATCCTCAGGCGATTTACCGGCCTCGACTTCGGCCGTGCATTCCTGAGCCGCGCCCAGCATGATGCCGAGGGCGTAGCGGTTGTAGTTCTTGCGGGTCGAATCCTTGCGGTCCTGAGTCGTGATCTCGTTGACTAGCTTTAAGTGGTCCATCTGGTTTACCCCTGTTTTGAGTGTTAAGGAATGGGATTAGCGGTTTGATCCGCACGACTGGCAGCGGTTCGCCTTGACGCCGACCGGATAGGCACCGGCCAAACAAACTTCGCCAGTCAATTCGCCGATCTGCCCGCACGACTGGCAAAGAGTAACGTGGTCATCGAATTCTGTCAGGTACACTCCCAAAGGACCGGCCGGCAGTTCTCTGAATAGTTCGCTGGCTGCGATTCGGACGGCTTGACTAGCTGACATGGCATTTCCCCCTGAGTTGAATTCTGCGGATAGTGCAGACCGTCATCCTCCGGCAGACCGGGGGAAACAGTGCGAACTACTCTGCGTATGCGGCCTCGATTGTCTTGTGGCAATGGTCGCAGGTCAGTTCGGCATCTTCATAGTTCACGTCGGCACCTTCGATTGCCCATCCGCCATGCGAGTTCCGGCCTCGTCCCGTTCTCATGGCCTCGTCAATCTCTGTGATGTTCCGATTCGCGCAGTTCGGGCAAATGCAACCGCCATCGGCGAACACGTAGAACATGGGATATCCACCCGGCCAAGCGTAGGCGTCAAGCGGCTTGCGCGAGACTTCCAACTTGAGAGCGCGGCGGACACGTTTGAAGGCTTGCTTCGACATGGTGAACTCCGGTTAAGAGTGACGACAGGCGGATTGCCTACATAAGACATACGCCGCCGATATGCGAAGTGTTCCACCTGTTTAGCATATTCCGGGGAGTATTCCGAGAGTTGAGGTAAGTCTGTGATGCATGAGCATATTCAGGAGATGAATTCATGCCCGACGATTAGCCAGGATGCCCGTACAACCACGATCCCGGCCGGCATGAGAGAACGGCCATCGGGGAGAATGGACCGGCAATGATGATCTAGAGAGATAACGAATCGTCCTGCCTTCACAGCGTCTTCGCGCCTCACACGCCCAATCAATCGAATTCCCCATGTTAATGCAGATTATTCGCGGGGATGTCCCCCGAATTCTCGCTGTCTTCTCGTTCTTCGCTCTCCCGCTCTGGTCATAATGACCAGGGCTAGGTCGGGTAGTGGGCGTGGCCCGCAGTATGCCTGATGGGGGAGGGCGATCAGCACCTCGGGCAGGGTGGGTGGCGATCATCCTCTCGCCTGCATTGGGTGGGGTGCGCGGATGCTGGTCATTGTGACCATAGCTAGTGGTGGGCACCGGGCATGATGGGCACGCATGGCAGTGGGGAGAGAGGGACGGCAGGGCGAGGGGGTAGGGTGAGGCCGGCCGTTTCTTACCGGACCCCCAGGGGGTTTCGGGCGAGCGGGGGTGCGGTATATCCCCTACCCGTACTTTCGCTGATTTGCTGGATTTCCTTTGGTTTGTGTCGTTCCTGTGGTAAAACGGGATCAACACACTCGGCGAGTCTCTTGTCTTTGGACAATGCTCATCATGGCCGAGTACTGCCGGACCAGGTTTGGGGCGCGAAAGCGACGGCGATAATCCGAGTCCAAAGGGCTGTGACATGGCCAGCCACGGAACCGCCTGAGTACAGTGCCAGTGGTTCGATTCCACTGAAGGCTCTTTTCATTTCTGCCGGAGAATCCGATGGAAGAGGAAGTGGTTGTTCTTGAGAATGGCCGGATGCGATCGGCGTCGAGGTGGGTGGAGGATCAGACCGCTGTTTTGGAGCGTGACGTTGCTGAGTTTCTTGGTCTTGGCAGGGGAGCGATCGCGGCCGACATTGACGATTTTGTCTATGATCCGCCAGCAGGGCTGTTGGTCTCTGACGAGCCGACGATCGTGGGAGGTGAGTGATGAATTCCGTGACGATGAATGCGTACCATCCGGCTCCTGGTTTTGAGTGGGATCATGCGATGATCTCGGTGAAGGAAGGTGGTGACGTGAGAGCGGCGAAGTCGGAGTTACAGAAGTTCATCCTCGATCAATGTCCAGGTCATGGCTGGGATTTGGCCAAGTTGGGTGGTGCGTGGATGGTGGAGACGAAGTGCAATGTTCCTCCTGGCGACGGTCCTCGCATGGCCTGTCTGATGGGTACGACGGACGAAGGGACCGAGGACGGGACGATCGTGGACTGCACGTTCGCCTTCATACCGGGAGACGAGTGATGGAAGAGTCGGTTGAACCTCCGCCGCTTCCCGCCGAGGACGAGGGGTGGGGTCCGGTGGTCGTGGACGAGTCGGGCCAACTGGTTGAAGTTGATCCGCCGAAACAGGATGGTCGGAAGGGGAATAGCGGTTCGTTCAAGAAGGGCGATCCGAGGCGGTTCAATAACACGGGTAATCCTGCTGGTGCTGGTCGGAAGAAGCGGGTACCGGTGGAGGGTGTTGGTGTTTTGCGTTCGATGCGTCATGTGCTTCAGAACAATTCGACTCATGATGCTTTGCCGTTGGATCGTGTTGCTCGTCGTTGGCATGACGATGATCCTGGGAAGTTCCTGGCGAAGTTCGAGGCGTTGGAGGCGGCGGAGTTGGAGAAGGTTGAGAAGAAGATCGAGGCCGAGGAATCTGTTGTTGATCTGGGCCACGATGCGGCGTGCAAGGTTCTGGATCGGTTATTGAAAGAGGCGGCGAAGTAGGTTACTCTTCCGGTGTAATCAAAGGCAAGGCGGACCCGATCACTTCGATCGACCGCCTTCTTTCATTTCAGGGGTTCTCCCATGCCGGCTTCCCAAGACATCATCATGCTTCCGTCGATCAAGGTGCAGAAGTATCACGATGGCGGTTGGGTTTGGAATGAACCGGCTTGGGCACCTGATTCGATTACGGGACCGCCGGAAACGGGTGGACTTCAGTTTCTTGGAATCGGTGAAACCCATCACCACAAAATCCCGTGGGAGGCGCAGGACAGGCCGATCCTGATTAACGGTCAGTATGCCGGTATTAACGGCACTTGGGTGTTGAAGGTGAAGGTCGGGGACAATGTGAACAACTGCATCGAGTACACGCCGCAACAGAACGCCGGCACGTTTGAACTGGTGATTCCGGCGCTCGGGGCGAACAATGCAGCGTGGGTCTGGTACTCGGCCTACGTCCATACTCCGCTGGGTCCGTTCGGTGGTCTTGTCCACGTCCAGAACTGCATGTGGATTTCGACCGTCTGATTTCTTACCGGACCCCGTGGTGTTTTGGTATAACGGCGGAATGAGCCAGCTATCGTCCGGGAAATGGCATCTCAAGGTTCCGAGAGAGTATGAAGCCAACCTGAAGTTCCGGCGGCGGTTGCTCGACCTCTGCCGGCACGACAAGAAGGCCCAGCAGGCGGTGATCTACGCTTGCAAGAACGACATCCTATTTTTTATAAACTGTTTCATTCTGCAATATAACCCGCTCGTAATCGGCGAAACGTCGGTCGGCCCGTTCATCACCTACGGCTTTCAGGAGAAGGCTCTGCTGATGGAGCCACCGGTGGGGAAGGGGATTCTCTGGGCCTACGAGAACCGGCGGACTGCTGTGGTGGAGAAGAGTCGGGAAATGGGGGCGAGTTGGCTTTTCCTGATGTTCCAAGTGTGGCTCTGTCTGTTTTACCCGCACGTCCAGTCTCTCAATATCAGCCGGTCGGAAGAGGCTGTTGACTCCGCCTCACGGGATAGTCTGTTCGAGAAGATTCGGTTCATGATCGAACACCTTCCCGACTGGCTGAAGGGTGAAGTGTCGAGCCGCAAGAAGCACTTCAAGTTCCGTCGCTCCGGCTCGGAAATCACAGGTGTTGCATCGACCGGGAAGTCCGGTGCCGGTGGTCGTGGTTCGGTGGTGTTCATCGACGAGTTCTCGCTGATCGAAGAAGATGTGGAAGTCCGGAGAAACACGGCTTCGATCTCCGACTGCCGGTTCTTCAACGGCACGCACACGGACGTTTCGTCGGAGTTCTACAACCTGACCGAGCAGGCGAAGGGCGGGGAGTTCGTTCACATCCGGATGCACTGGACTCAGCATCCGAAGAAAAACACGCATCTCTACTCGTTCGATGTCGATCGCCAGATGAACCGGTATTGGCTCTACGATGACATCCTCGACGAGATTCGGGAGACGAAGACACCGACGAACCGGTTCCCCGAGGATTACAACTACAACCGGACGGGTCAGCCTTCCGGCGGTTGCAATCCGGGCATTCGATCTGTCTGGTACGACGCGAAGTCGGTGGCGATCGGCAGTCCGCGCGCGGTGGCGATGGACTTGGACATCAACCCGTCCGGCGCGGCGAGCCAGTTCTACGACGGCACATTGATCGGCGTGCTCATGCGGAAGTGCCGAGATCCGATATGGACCGGCGAACTTCTGTATGACTTTGATGAATGCCGACCTATTCAGTTCTCGTCGAGTGAAAGTGGACGATTGAAGATGTGGATCGAGCCGACGACTTATGGCCCCGAAGGATACCTATCGAAGATTCAGCCATCCTCCTACGTCATTGCCGGTGACGTCTCCTACGGCGTTGGATCAACTCCCACCTGTTTCACGATCTTCGATGTGATTCGCGGGCAGAAGGTCGGGGTTTACGTCAATGCCTGGATTGATGCGAAGCAGATGGCACACTACATGGTCGCCCTGTGCCGAATCTTCAAGGACATCGCGGACCGACCGGCTCTTCTGGGCTGGGAAACTCCGGGTCCGGGCCTGATCTTCGGCGGCGAGGTGTATCACGAGATCGGTTTCAAGAACATCTACTGGAACGTCAATGATCCGTTCTCTGGTGCTCGAAAGGAGAGTGAGAATCCGGGCTGGAACGCGACAACGAAGGCGAAAGTGAACCTACACGGGGAGTATTACGCGGCGCTGCGGACGGGAGAATTCGTGAATTGGGATAAGGCGTCGCTCGAAGAGACGCTATCCTATGTCCATTACAAGGGCACGGTCGAACACCCCAAGAGCCGGAAGAATGAAGACGCTTCTGCCGAGGGTTCTAATCACGGGGATCGAGTGGTCGCAGATGGGCTGGCTTGGCTCATGGCGAAGCGGCAGTCATCCTTCATTCGGGAAGAAGCCGTTCCGGAGATACCAAACCTGCCAAACTCGATTGCCGGCCGAATCGAGTACAACCGGCGGAAAGCCCGTGAGAACGCTCCGATCTGGGGCCGGTACTGACATGCTGGTCACAATGACCATCCGGTCAGATCAACTTCCCGGAACCGTGTCAACAGAATTCTCCGAAAAAGGTGAATGATGGCCCGCAAGCGAACAGCCGAAGTGGACCTCAACAAGTTGTGCGAAGCGATCCGGGCGAGTCGTCTGGTGTTGGAGCCGTTCCGTGTTTCGCGGATGGAGGCGGTCCGGAAGTACGCCGGGGATCAGTGGTCAACTGAAACGGCGATGACGAAGCGGCCGATTAACTTCCTGTCTCTGTACCTGCAAATCCTCAGTCGCAATCTGATTGCCCACGATCCTCGGGCGATGCTCTCGGTCAAGAAGGCTGAGTATCGGGCGACGGTCTCGGCGATGGAGGAGTGGTTGAATCCGCAGATCAAGCGGATGGGACTGGCCGATTCGCTTCACCGTGGCGGGATCGACGCGATCTACGGGTTCCACGTCATGAAGGTCGGATTGGCGACACCGGCCGAAGCGGAGAAGACGGGCTGGGAGGTCGAGTTCGGTCAGCCGTATGCAAGCTGTATCGACTTGGACGACTGGGCGATGGACCCGCACGCTCGAACGCTGCGTGAGTTGGCGTGGATGGGACATCGGACTCGGGTGCGGACGGATTCGATTAAGGACTCGAATTTGTATGAGGCGGCGAGCCGGAAGAAGGTGCAGTCGAATGTGGACCGTCAGTACAACGAGCCGGGCGACGAACGAATCTCGATGCTCGGTCGGCAGTATGTGTCGGGTGAAGTGGATAGCGAGGCTTACGACTATTGCGACTTGTGGGAAATCTATCTTCCGATGGAGAAGATGATTATCACCATGCTCTCGGAAGACGGGGGCACGCCTTCGCTCGACTTGGACGGCGAGAATCCGAAAGCCTTCGCCCAGAGGAACTGGGTCGGTCCTTACTGCGGGCCTTATCACTTCCTGAATCTGATGCCGCCGGTATCCGGAAATGCGATGCCGAAGGGTCCGATTCAAGACCTGATCGACATGGACTTCCATCTCAACGGGATCATGCAGAAGCTGATCGAGCAGGCGGCGCGTCAGAAGGAGATTCTGGCCTGCGGCAATGCGGCGGACGGCGATGCTGAGCGGGTGGTGAATGCTCGGGACGGCGAAGCGATTCGGATGGACAACCCGGACAAGATGAAGCCGGTTGGGTTTGGTGGCCCGCATCCGAACAACCAAGCCTTCGCGATGGGCATGTGGGACTTGCTGAGCAAGTTGGGCGGGAACATCGAACTGATGGGCGGACTTGGGGAGCAATCCAAGACGGCGACTCAGGACAAGATGCTGAATGCCAATGCCGGGGTTTCGGTGAAGTGGATGCAGGCGGAGATGGTGAAGCACACGGCGAAGGTGATCGAATCGCTCTGCTGGTTCTACCATCACCACCCGACGAAGGTGATGACGAGTTACCACGAGATCGAGGGACTGGATGAGCCGATCGAGCGGAAGGTGCGGCCGGAGGATCGGGAGAAGGTTCCGTTCGAGGCGATGGACATCAAGGTCGATCCGTTCAGCCTGCAATTCCAGGCACCGGGCGAGAAGATGGGATTCATCAAGGGCGTCATGTCCGAGATGGTGATTCCGCTTCTGCCGCTGCTGAAGGAACAGGGGATCGGCGTGAACATGGGCCGGTTCCTCGAACTGATGGCGGACTTCTCGAACGTGCCGGAGTTGATGGAGGTCATCACGAATCTGGCGGAGAGTCAGGGGATTCCTCAGGGCGAAGAGGAACAGCCAGCCAAGCCGGGGAATACGACAAGAACGTACAACAGGGTCAACGCTTCGGAGAAGACAGAAGGCGGACAGTCGAAGGTAATGCAGCAAGCTTTGCTTGGGCAGAATGCCGGAGGTCGTCCGAGCAACAACGGCTCCTACAAACCGGTTGGAGGTTGAGAGTGAAGGGCACGATTCGCAAGATCAAAGGCCAAACCGTCTACATCATCGACGGCAAGGTCGTAAGCGAGAAGGACTTCAACCGGCTCATGGACGAAGTTCGATATGGAGCCGGAAGGCCAGAGCGGGGCACGTTCGCCGAAGGTGTCGCTGGAAAGGCTGACAAGAAACGCCGGAAACGTGGATACCCGATCAAGTCCATCGCCCTCGAATGTCATCCGGACTCGATTGCCGGAGAACAAGCCAAGTTGGCGAAGAGGGGCGTTCAGGTGGATTACACGCCGCAGGGCCAGCCGATTCTCCGGGACGCCGGGCATCGCAAGGCGGTGCTGAAGGCTCTCGGACTGCACGATAGGAACAGCTTCACCGGCTACTAGGAGACTCGATGTCCGTCTTAAACATTTGGAGCTACGCCTCCCACCAACTCTCCGGCGGAGAAACGACCGCCAAGCAGGGGACAAGGACCGATGCTCCTCAGACCCCGTTCGCCATCACAGCGGCCGATCAGCAGTACGACCTGAAGGGTTCGCTATCGACTGCGACGGTGCAGACGTTGTGGGATGAGGACTCGAATTTCCCGGCGACATTTCTCTACGCCCATATCTGGGCTGACCAAATAGCCTACGTGCAGTTGATCGCTCAAGGGACGAACGTGATCCACCGGCTCGCGGCGAAAGTACCGTTCGTTCTGCCGGGATATTCAACGATTCTGGCAGCGGCGAACACGACGATCATGGACGGAGGGACTGAGCCGACCTTATCTCAGATCGACTCGATAGTTTTGGGGAATTGGAGCGGGTCAACGCTCAATTTCCACTTGCTACTCGTGCTCTGACGCGAATTCATGTTGCACTTTGTTGATTTTCGTCTACTCTCTTCACCATAAGAGGACATTTTGATGCCGCAAGAAACACAAGTCGATCCGGGCAAGGCCGTGCTGGACCAGTACGACGTTTTTGAAGATACCGAATCGACCGAATCCGCCGTTCAAACTGAGCCTGTTGCCGAGCCAGTGGTCAAAATGACCACACCTGTCGCCGAAGCCAAACCAAAGCATCCGAAAGCCATTCTCTCCGCCGCGAAGAACGTCGGCATGGACGAATCGGACATTGCCGAGTACGAGACGACGGCCGATCTGAAGGAAGCGGTCAGCATTCTGGCGATGACGCAGAAGAGCGACCGCCGGCAGGACAACATCGACACGAGTGTTCGCCGCGATCCGAAGACGGGTCAGTTCGTTAAGCCTGTTGAAACTCCGGCAGAACCGGAAAAGGAATTCGACCTGAAGGACGTTGGCGTCGATCTGGAAGATTTCGATGACGACACGCAGGTCCGGTTGAAGAAGGCTCTGACTCCTCTGGCCAAGCAACTCAAGGCCGTCAACGACGAACTCGCCGCAGCCAAGCAGCGGGACATGCAGCGTGAGATGAATGCCACTGCCGATCAACTCGACCAACTGTTCATGAAGCATCCGGAGACGTTTGGGACAGGCGAGCGCCACGATCTCGACCGCAGTTCGGCGGAATTCAAGAAGCGGATGATGGTGATCGGCGAACTGAGCCGAATGCACCGCGACGGGGAGAGCGTTTCCCTGAAGAACGACTTCGCGAAGGTGGCGAAACTGATCGTCGCTGTTGCTCCGGAGCCGGTTGCTCACGTTGAAGAACCAAAGCGGGAAATCGCCGACCCGCATGGCTACCGGAACGGGCATACGAACATGCCGACGACGCGCATGCCTGTTCCGGAGAAGAAGGGAACGAAGACCGCCGTTTCGGCTGTCGCAACGCTCCTGAAGAACCGGATCAGCGAAGAATCTGACGACGATGAACTGGGCCTTCCCGAAAACTAACCTCAAGGAGTAAGCCGACATGCCGCAGGCAAACGAAATCGCCGACCTCGTGACAACCACGTTGCGAGAACTCGGGAGGGGGAAGTGGACCGACAACTCGTCGGCGTACCTCGATACCGTGGCTCTGAAGATTCTGATGACAAAGAATCGGACGATGCTGGAATCGGGTTACGAAATCCAGTTCAACCGAAGCACCTCGGTCGGATCGAATGCCCGCTTCGTGACGATGGGCGCTCCGGACATTGTGACCATACCGAACGTGATGAGCACGGGTGTCGTGCCCTGGCGGCATGTGACAAACAACTGGGCATGGGAATTCCGTGAACCGCTGATGAACAAGTCCCCGAGTCAGATCGTGGAACTCATCAAGACGCGGCGGATCGCTTCGATCGGTGACATGATCGAACTGTTCGAGCGGGCCATCTGGCGGGTTCCGGCTGTGTCCGACACCGTGACGATCTACGGCATCCCGTACTACGTCGTGAAGTCGAACACGGCTGTCACGGCGACGAACCGTGGTTTCAGTGGAACGGCTCCGACCGGCTATACGACGGTGGCTGGGATCAACCCGACGACCGATACTCGCTGGCGGAACTACGCCACGCAGTACACGGCGATCACGAAGGAAGACTTGGTTCGCAAGGCCCGTCAGATGGCCAAGTTCACCGGGTTCAAGCCGCTCGTGGAAAGCACGCCGGAATACGCCACGGGACCGGCTGGTCCGAAGCGTGAGTATTACGCGAACTACGCAACCATCGCCCCGATGGAAGAGATGCTGGAAGCCCAGAATGAAAACCTCGGAACTGACCTTGCGAAGTATGACGGAAAGACGATGTTCCGTGGAGCACCCGTCAATTACGTTCAGGAACTTGACAACGACACGACCAACCCGCTGTACCAGATCGACTGGTCGGTGATGGGCATTCGCGGACTGAAGGGTGCGTGGATGAAGGAAACGGCCGTTTCTCAAGTTCCCGGCCAGCACACCATGTCCGCAACGCACACGGACTGCACAATGAATCTGGTGTGCTATGACCGCCGCAAGCAGGGCGTGCTCGCGACCGACACGACCATGCCGGCATAACCCTCAAGGTGATTTGAAATGACTGCAACCGCAGAAGCTCCCGTGAAGCCGATGATCGAAGAAAAGCGGACCAACGCGGAGAAGTACAAGATGATTCGCAACCGGATCAGGGAGTTGGTTGAAAACCACGGTCCGGACGTGCAGGAGAACATGAACCGCTACATCGGCATGGGCGTCTTCGCCGAAGTGGCATGGGTTCTGAATATGGCAGACCGGCTGATGAAGAACGATCCGAAGAAGTTGAACGACTTCG